CGAACGGTTTACCCGACGAATCCGCCACGGGTGGATTATGAGCTGACCGAACGCGGAAAAACGCTGATTGTGCCCTTACACTTGCTCTGGACGTGGGCTCAGGCCAACCGCACTGCAATCGAGGGTGCCCGCCGCGACTTCGAACAACAGCGCAGCAAGGATGGGGCAGCTGCCTGACTTGGTGTGACGCATGGTGCACCCAGATCGGAAGATTTCGATCATCGACAGGGCCGCACTGAAAGTCCCGTGCGGAGGCGTCAACGTGTGAGTAGGGAGGCGTTGGCCCCCTTGGCGCTGCCGAAGCGGTTGGTCGCCGGGGAGAAACGGAGCCTATGGTGGCTAAAGGAAATTCGCTCGCTGAAATACTCGATAGCCTTTGCCGGCTCGTGGAGGCACAACCTGGCGAGGTGCTCGCGTCCATCTTATTGGTGGACGGCAACCACTTGCGGCATGGTGGCGCGCCTAGCCTTCCAAAAGCCTATACCGACGCCATCAATGGCATAATGATTGGGCCCTCAGCGGGGTCCTGTGGGACAGCCGCATTTCGCGGCGAACCGGTGATCGCGGAGGACATCGCGACCGACCCGTTGTGGGCGGACTATCGCGCCTTGGCCTTACCCCATTCTCTGCGCGCGTGTTGGTCCACACCGGTTTTCGCGCCGCGAGGCGAAGTAATTGCGACGTTCGCCATGTATTATCGCGAGCCGCGCCGGCCAACCCAGCGCGATCAAGAGGTCATCGACCAGATCACGCACCTCACTGGTGCCGCAATCCAACAGAAATTGGCACAGGAAAAGCTCCAGCGAAGTGAGGCGTATCTGGCCAAGGCGCAGAAGCTGACTCACACGGGCAGTTGGGTTTGGGATCTCCGCACCGAAAAGGTGCTCTATTGCTCCGAGGAAATGTTCCGAATTTTCGGATTGGATCCACGGGAGAGGTTACCGCCGCGCAACAGTTTTCGGCAGCGAATCCACCCCGAGGATCGCGATCGGATAGCCAAGAGCTTTGAGGAGTCGCTTCGCGAAAGAGTAGATAGCTTCGATGAGTATAGGGTTCTTATGCCTGACGGAACAGTTAGGTACATCAATTCCTCAGGTCATCCGGTTCTCGATGAAGATGGAGAGCTCATCGAGTTTGTTGGTATTGCTGTAGATGTGACAGAACGCAAACGCGCTGAGCTTGAGCGCCGACACTTGGCGTCATTGGTTGAGCAGGCGGCCGACCTTATGGCGATTGCCGATCTCAGCGGAGGGACGCCGATCTACCTTAACAAGGCCGGGATGAAAATGGTCGGATTCGACAGCTGGGAAGAAGCCAGGGCCAGGCGCGGAATTCACTACATGTTCCCCGAGGACCGTCAGTTCGTGAATGAGATCCTTTGGCCGACGGTGCTGGAGAAGGGTTGCTGGTCGGGAGAGATGCGCTTCCGCCATTTCAAGACTGGAGATCCGATCCCGGTCCTCTATTCGGCCTTTCGGATCGACGATCCCGAGACGGGACAGCCTGTCAACGTCGGGAACGTGTGCCGCGATATCAGCGAGCGCAAGCGGTCGGAAACCGAGGCACGAGAAAGCGACCAGCGCTACCGTGAGATGCAGATGGAGCTGGCGCATGCAAACCGCGTCGCGACCATGGGACAACTCACGGCCTCGATCGCCCATGAAGTGAATCAGCCGATCGCCGCGATGGTCACCAACGCGGAGGCTGCCCTGCGCTGGCTTCGTGCTGGATCATCGCATCTGGATAAGGTGCAGCACACGCTCACTAACATCGTCGAGGATGGCCACCGTGCAGCCGAGGTGATTGATCGGATCCGTGGGCTTATGAAGAAGGCACCGCCTCAAAAGAATCGTTTGGAGATCAATGAAGTGATCCTCGAAATCATTGAAATCACGCGTGGCGAAGCGATGAAGTATGGCATTTCGGTCTTAACGGAATTGACGAACCACCTACCCGTGATTGAGGCAGATCGTGTTCAACTGCAGCAGGTGCTGCTTAACTTGATCGTCAATGCTCTCGAAACAATGGGCGCTGCTAACGAGGGGCCGAGAGAATTGCTGATCAGCACAGGAACAAACGAATCCAGCGGCGTGTTGGTCGCGGTGCAGGATTCGGGTCCGGGCCTAGAGGCAGCCATGCTCCAGCGGGTGTTCGAGTCCTTCTACACGACGAAGCCGACCGGTTTAGGGATGGGCCTCTCAATCTGCCGTTCGATCATCGAGGCACATGGCGGACGCCTTTGGGCGAGCACGAACCAGCAGCGTGGCGCCACCTTTCAATTTACGCTTCCTGACCATTCAAACAGTCCATCGTGATCGAACGCGGGTGGCCATACTTCGCATTCCATAACCGCTCATTATGCGAATGACGACATAGGAAAAACACGCCACCAATGTAAATGCGCTCCTGATCGATCGACGGCAAGCAAATGCCTGGGATGCTTCTTTTTCTATCCTGGGCTCTTATTTTAAGTTCCATCTTCTCATGACTCTTGAAACGAGGTGCGAATCACACTACCAAGGACAGAATTCGGAAGACGTGGATCGAGAGCCGCCCCAGAGAAATTCTGATGGGCGGTTTTGCTTTTGCAGGACTGCGTCGAGCAGTCATTATCGAACATCTACGTCGCAAGCGCAGTGCGGCCAACTTTAGATGAGCCGACTTCCTCAGACAGCCTTTGTAGCTGCCTCTGCCTTGCGGACGCTGTATCGATTTCGAAGCTTTCTGGGTTTGCACATGGTTGTCTACCACAGCTGAAAACTGTGCCGGCGAATGTCGTTGATTTACACGACACATACTTCATCTCTGGAGATTTGACATGGCGACGACTCGTGGGCGTCCGAAAGCACTGACGTATGAATTTTGTCAGGACATTTGGGTGCGTTTTGAATTTCTGCGGGTGCGCCTCGCTAAGCCCGATGGGCGCCTTGCCTCGATCAGGCACGTCGCGATGGCACTGGCAGCGTCCGGAGGCCTCGCTGAGATCGTCGGAGGCAACGTGGAAATGTTGGCTCGTGAACTACCTTTGTTGGCGAAGACGAGATTAGCTCATGCGACGGTCGAAACGATCGAAGCAAGAATCGCAATTCCGGTGTATGCGACTTATGTGACTCCAGAGGCGACGAGGATCCGCAACCTCTATTACGAAGCGAGAAAGTGGACTGCCGATCACGAAATTCATTTCGCGTGGACGAATATGGTGCGCGATCTCTGCGGCCAACCTCGAATACTTCGGGATTCGATGATTCAGTTCCATCGGGCCGACAGCGCATAAGCTAGTGGTAATGCACTTTTATTTTACGTGCAACTTTTTCTGATTTGCAGGGAGTAGTTGAGAGCTTCGTTAACTCAAACGGAGCTCTACATGACAACCTTCAATCGCCTTCCCGAAAAGCCGAATGCTCCGCCGCCGTTGCACAAGCTTAGCAACGAGCTTGCCAGGATCGGCGTTATCTATAAATCGCCGGACCAACTGACCCTGCCGGCAAAGAGCTTGCGGGTTCATTCGCCGAGCCAGATCAAAAAGATCAGCCGCAGCCTCAGTGTCTTCGGCTTTCTGATTCCGATCGTCGTCGATGAGGCCGACTGCGTGCTGGTCGGGGTCGGTCGCATCAGCGCGGCACGGGACCTTGGCTTTACCGAAGTGCCGACCATTCAGGTGACACACCTGAACGAAGCACAGAAGAAAGCATTCGCGATCGCGGAATCCCGTCTCGCAGAGATTTCCAAATGGGACGACAAGGTGCTGGCCGAGCAGCTCTCCGAATTGTCCCTGATCAATCTCGACTTCGATATTGATGTGACGGGCTTCGAGGTCGCCGAGATCGACCTGCGGATCGAATCTCTCAATCTGGATCTCGACGGGCCGCCCGACGTCGTGCCGGAACTAGCCGCTGGTCGGCCCGTCAGCCAGATCGGAGACTTGTGGGTCCTCGGTCGTCATCGCGTTGTCTGCGGCAGCGCACTCGATCCGGCGGCATACGCGGCCTTGATGGACCGCAACAAGGCCAACATCGTCTTCGCGGACCCGCCTTGGAACGTAAAAATCGATGGCCACGCGACCGGCCTCGGCGCACACCGCCACCGGGAATTCGCGATGGCGGCGGGAGAAATGACCTCCTCGCAGTTCCAGACCTTCCTGCTGACCGCCTTTACCCTACTTGCGAACCACTCTATCGACGGTTCGATCCACTTCATCTGTATGGACTGGCGCCATTCGGCAGAACTACTCGCGGCCGGAAATTCCGTTTACGCCGAGCATAAGAACACGTGCGTGTGGGTCAAGCACAACGGCGGCATGGGCTCACTTTACCGCAGCCAGCACGAGTTCGTGCATGTGTTCAAAAACGGCACCGCTTCGCATCGTAACAACATTCAGCTTGGTTGCTTCGGGCGCCAACGCTCGAACGTCTGGCGCTATCAGGGCGCCAATTCGCTCGGACGTGGCACCGAGGAAGGCAACCTATTGGCCCTGCATCCGACGGTGAAGCCGGTCGCGCTTGTCGCCGACGCCATTCTTGATTGCTCCGCTCGCGGTGATGTCGTCCTCGATCCCTTTCTGGGAAGTGGCAGCACGTTGATGGCGGCAGAGCGCGTCGGCCGCAGCTTCTGCGGCCTCGAGATTGATCCCCTCTACGTCGACACCGCCATCCGCCGCTGGCAGGCGCAAACCGGTGACGACGCGGTGCACGCTGCAAGCGGCCGCCACTTCAATCACATCGCAATGGAGACCAACCACAATGACTAAGCAACCGACATCAGGTGGCGGCGGCTACGGCAAGCCGCCTCGCGCCAATCGTTTCGGCAAGGGGAGCTCAGGCAATCCTGGCGGCCGGCCGAAGGGCTCCAAGAACCTTCGCACCCTGATCAAACAGGCCGCCGCCAAGAAGGTTTCCGTCTACGAGGACGGCAAAGCCATGCGAAAGACCAAGATGGATATCGCTGTCACTCAGATGTTCAACAAGGCCGTCAAGGGGGAACCAAGATTTACGCAAATGGTGCTCGAGCATTTCAAAAATGCCGAGAACGCCTCAGCCGCCGACTACATCGTCGATTCCTTTCACGAGGCCGACGCGGCCGTCGTTGTCGAAATTATCGCGCGGATCCGCCGCGGCAGGGGGGAGACCTCGGATGATTGACCTCACACCCCGTGAATATCGTGCCATTTTGCGTTCTGACCTCTACGCCTTTACCCAGCGCTGCTTTCACGAGCTGTATCCGCAGACGACTTTTCTGCCGAACTGGCACATCGAGTTGATGGCAGCCAAGTTGGAGGCCTGTCGCCGCGGCGAGATCAAGCGCCTGATCATTACCCTGCCCCCACGCCACTTTAAATCGATGTGCGTGTCGGTGGCATTCCCCGCGTTCCTGCTCGGCCACAGCCCATCGTGCCAGATCATAAACGTAAGTTACGGCCAAGACTTGTCTGACAAGCTCGGCCGGGACAGTCGCGCGATCATGACGTCCGCTTTTTTCCAGAGGCTGTTTCAGACGCGACTGGTTCAGAGCTCGATCCAGGAACTGTCGACCGATGCCGGCGGATTCCGGTTGGCAACCTCGGTCGGCGGCGTGCTGACTGGGCGCGGTGGCGACTTCGTCATCATCGATGACCCGTTGAAGCCGGCCGACGCGCTGTCGCCGAGCCAGCGCAATCTTCCCAACTACTGGTTCGATAACACGCTGCTCAGCAGGCTCAACAGCCAGCACAACGGCTGCATCATCATCGTGATGCAGCGTGTGCATCAAGACGATCTCATTGGTCATGTTCTGGGCCAGGGGAACTGGGAGGTTCTGAATCTCCCGGCCATCGCGGAGGTCCGCGAGGAACATGTCATCGAGAGCCCCTACGGCCGGCTGGTCCATGTCCGCGAAATCGACGACGTTCTTCATCCTGAACGGGAGTCGCGCGAGGTTCTTGTTGAACTTCGCCGCAACCTTGGTGCATATAATTTCGCCGGACAATACCAGCAATCTCCGGCGCCGCAGGGCGGCGGCATGGTCCAGGGTGACTGGTTCAAGCGCTGTGCCGACCACGAACTCCCCCCGTCGTTCGACAGCATTGTCCAGAGTTGGGATACCGCCAACAAACCCGGCGAGTTCAATGACTATAGCGTCTGCACCACCTGGGGCATCAAGAGTCAGCGCATCTACTTGCTGAACATATCGCAAAAAGGTCAACTATCCCGATCTTAAACGCGCTGTTCGCGAGCAAGCTACCACCTTCAAGGCGTCGGTCGTTCTGGTAGAGGACCGCGCCTCCGGCACACAGCTGATTCAGGAATTAATCGAAGAAGGTCTGCATCAAGTTCAGCGCTGCATTTCACGGGTCGATAAGCGGACCCGGATGATCGAACAGACGGCGACGATCGAAAATGGATTCATATATGTCCCGAACGACGCACACTGGCTCGCCGAATATCTGTTCGAGATGATGACGTTCCCGAACTCGAAACATGACGATCAGGTCGACTCCACGTCGCAGGCTCTCGCCTGGATGAAACATCGAGTAGCAGGTTGGGGCCTTATCGAGTACACCCGCCTCGAAGCTGCTAAGCTCGGATCAGGTCGCGTTATGATCCGATTGTTGGTTCCCGCAGGGACTTCGACTGTACGCACCATCACCGGCCGGCAGATATCGGTTCCTTCGGATCGCATCATCGAAGGTAGCTGGGAGGAAATGGGGCCGCTGATCGCTGCCGGTTTCATTAAGCTTTAGAATCCGAAGAGGAGCGCGCGAGAACGATTCAAATCCGAGCGGCGGCCATTTTTCGAAATGGCCGCCGTAATTAACTATTTAGCTAAGCTGAAATCTTCGTACCCGAATTGCTCGCAGATGCCATTGAGCCACCGAGGATCAAGCGCGTTAGGTTCTCGGTTCGGCGGCTCAACAGAGCGAAGGGTTGCTTTGACGAATTGTCCTTTGTCGTCTTTTTGTAGCTGGGCGTAAAACCGGACGAAGCCGGTGTATCCTCCATAGCTGTTCTTCCCGTTTACCAGTCCGCAGTAATCGGTAATGCCGTCGCGCTCTGTCAAGATCACTGGCATCCATTTGAACTGGGCGGCCGAAGGGTCTTTCAATCCAGCGGCGAATACTGGCGCAAACGAGAGCTTTTCCGCAGGCGTAAGGTCTCGCTTCGGCGCTGCGATCACCCGCGCGGTTGGCTGGTTGAGGCCAGAGCAGCCGGTGAGTAGCGTCGTCAGTGCAAATGCGTAGCAAATACGTCTCATTTCAGTTCCCCCAATGCGTCGAAGCGCATTGGCGACATGCCCACAATAGTATGGCTTTAGCCAGTGGTTTAATGGCCCTTGTAATGGCTGCCTGCCCGCATGAAAGCTCGTGCGCTGGTAGCCTGGAATCTACGGCGGATCCGCGTCAAACGCGGAGTTTCGCAGGAGCGGCTCGCCTATGACGCCGGGGTCGACCGCTCTTACGTCGGCGGGCTGGAACGGCAGGCGGAGAACCCCACGATCGACCTCCTGGACCGATTGGCTAAAACGCTTGAGGTCCCGCTTTCGGAGTTTTTCGCGCAGCCGGCTAAGGGCGCCACTGCCCCTAAGCCGCTGCCGCAGGGCCGCAAGATCTCACGGCTTAATCCCAAGAAGCCGTAAGATTGCTCACAATCCGCTCGACTTCCGCACGGGAAGGAGCGTGTGTGGTGTTACCGAAGCATATCCGTCTTCGAGATTCGACTGATCCCTCCCGCCTGCGCTGACATTTTCCGCGGGCTCGTGTCAGTGGCAGCACCTGATGCTGTCGTTGATCCAAGGGAGAGCCAGATGGCTACCAGCAAATCGAATTCTAAATCCGCAAAGACGCCTCACAAAGCAAAACGTCCCATCAAGAGCAGCGTTCCCGCTCGATCAAAGCCCGCCGTTGCCTCCAACACCGCGGTATCCAAAACGGCATCATCGAAGGCTTCATCGCCCTCCAAGCAGTCGGCCGTGCTGAAGATGTTGCACGAGCCGAAGGGTACGACCATCGCGGCAATCATGAAGGTCACCGACTGGCAGCAGCACTCGGTGCGCGGCTTCTTTGCCAGCGTGGTTAAAAAGAAGCTTAACCTCAATCTTATCTCAGACAAGGTTGATGGAGAGCGTACCTACCGGATTGCGAAACCGAGCGCAGCACGATGACGGTCATACAACAGACCGGGCCTGCTCAACCTGCCGATCCAGCCGTCGAGGCTGAGCTGGATCGGTTGGCGACGATGCCGATCGCCCAGCTGCGCGTGAGATATCGCGAAGTGTATCGGGGCGACCCGCCGAAAGCGTTCGGCCCGGATCTGCTCCGGCGCAGTATTGCGCATCGGATTCAGGAGAAGGCCTATGGCGGTCTCTCCCGCTCGGCGCAGCGCGCTCTTGATCAGATGATGAAGGCCTTTGGTGCGAAGCCGAACGGCAAAATTGTGCTGCCACGCCGGATCAAACCGGGCTCCGTCCTTGTCCGGGAATGGAAAGGCAAGAGTCATCGCGTCATAGTGCTGGCGGACGGGTTTGCTTATGACGGGGCGACCTACAGCAACCTCTCCGAAATCGCAGTCCTTATCACCGGGACCCGGTGGAGCGGGCCGCGATTTTTCGGTCTGCGGTCCAAGACGCAAGAGAGCGACGAGCCTAGAGCTCCTGGTCGGTGCGATGGCGCAAAGCGAAAAGCCGGGGCCACATCGGTCCGCTCGGGTCATTTGGTCGTCGGAAGCGACTATCGGAGGCGGAACGGGCGCATTGCCCGGAAATCCGCCTTTGCAGGTGACGATCATGGCGACTGACGTAAGCAAGCAGATCCGCTGCGCCATCTACACCCGCAAATCCACCGAGCATGGCCTGGAACTTGAGTTCAACTCACTCCATGCCCAGCGCGATGCCTGCGAGGCCTATATAAAGAGTCAGGCCTCGCAGGGATGGAAGGCCCTGCCTCAGCATTACGACGACCCCGCCTATTCTGGCGGCAATCTGGATCGTCCAGCCCTTCAGCAACTCTTGAAGGACATCGACGCCGGCCGGATCGACGTCATCGTCGTCTACAAGATCGACCGGCTGACGAGGTCACTCGCCGACTTTGCCAAGCTGGTCGAAGCGTTCGATGCCAAGTCGATCTCGTTTGTCGCAGTCACCCAGCAGTTCAATACCACGACATCGATGGGCCGGCTGACCCTGAACGTCCTGTTGTCCTTTGCCCAGTTCGAGCGCGAGCTTTCCTCCGAGCGGGTCCGGGACAAGGTCGCAGCCTCCAGGCGCAAAGGCAAATGGATGGGCGGTACTGTGCCCCTCGGCTATGAGGCCAAAGACAAGAAACTCGTTATCAACAAGGCCGAAGCCGAGACCGTCCGCTACATCTTCAAGCGGTATCTGGAATTACAAAGCTTTGGGAAACTGGTCGAGGATCTCGATGCCAAAGGCATCGTCACCAAGCGGCGGGACACAAAGGTCAAGAAATTCAACGGCGAGATTCCCTTTACCTACGGTCCCCTCGCCTACTTCCTGAAGAACCGGCTTTACATTGGCGAGACCGGTCACAAGGACAAGTGGTTTCCGGGTGAGCACGCTGCCATCATCGATCGCAAGACCTTCGATCAGGTCCAGCAACTGCTGGCGTCCAAATCCGCCGGCCGCAAAGCCCATCGCACCGCCAGTGAGGCGGTGCTGATGGGCAAGCTCTATGACGACCGCGGCAACCGCATGAGCCCGAGCTTCTCTTGCAATAGCGGCGTGCGTTATCGCTTCTATGTCAGCTCGGCGTTGTTGCGTGGAAGGAAGAACGATGTTGGATCGGTGGGACGCATATCCGCTCAAGAGATTGAAGCTGCGGTCATTGCCGCCCTGCGTACGCATAATCTCCAGGGACGGAAAGAAATCGATCTGACCGACCTGATTTATAAAGTCGAACGCGTCGTGATTTCCAAAAATCAGCTATTGATAACGTCCTCATGTGTCAATGCCGACGTGGACGAAGCGATGCCCGAAATAAGAATTCCTTGGTCATCCAACGCAAGCGATTCAACAGCCGTTGTAGAAACAAATGGCGCCCCCGAGGGTGAGCATAATCAGGGGCTGATCCAGTCAGTCGTTCGTGCCCACGTCTGGAAGCAGTCTCTTCTAGATGGAACATATGAATCCACCGAGGAGCTCGCGGAGGCAAACCGCCTGCATCCTAAATTCGTTCGTCAGGCGTTTCGGCTGGCATTCCTTTCGCCGGACGTTACATCGGCGATTTTGGAAGACAGGCAGCCGGCGAGCCTCTCGCCGGCACGAATCCCAAAACTGCTTCCTTTGCCGTGGTCAGAGCATCGACGCCTCCTCGGCTGATTTGCGGGTATCGAATGTTATTGAACATCGATAGGCATCAACTAAATAATAGTGAGAGCCTAACGCACAGTCCATCCCTGCGGAACCAGATCTAATATTTTGGATTCTTAGCCGGCGACTTGCTCCTGTGTGAACGACGATCGCGTTTCGGCAGGGGCAAGCTTCTTAGCCCCCCTTGTATTATGCGCACAAACTGATTCGCTTACGCGAGTGGAAAGCTATGCTACGCTGTTTCCGAAACGAGCGCCGTCCAAAACAGGACTCGGAAGCACATTTATTTTTGTCCAATTTTAGACTCCAAAATCGGTTGGCAATTTCTATCCGCACGTTGCAGATGTCGCACGCGCGCAGCCGTTGCGCGAGCCAGGCGCGCTAAATTCAAAAATCTCGGCGCAACGACTGATGGAGTAGCCGATGGATGCGGTGCATTTAGCCCGAGCCCAGACCGAGATCGAAAGCGCCCATCAATCTTTGACTGATTTGGGTGCTACCAAGCACTTCGGTGAGATCGAGAGACATTGGGCCGGCTTTCTCTTGCATTTCGAGCGCATCTTCCGCCGACTCGAAGCGGCGGCCGGTGGCAAAGGCAACGCTTGGTATGGACGAGTTGAGCAGTTTCGGAAGAAAGACCCTCTTCTTTCCTATCTTTTGCACGCAAGAAACGTTGATGAGCACGGCCTGAAGACGGTGACTAAGAGGCAGCCGGGCTTGATTCGGGAGGTCGGCGCGGAACCGATGGACCCATCGCGACCCGAGATCGGGATGCGCGTTACGATCGAGGTTCACCGTGGCGTCCCCATTTACTACCTACAGCTGGAAGGTACGATCCTAAGTTGCCGAACCGTGTGGGTGGGCTATAGGCAGTTTTTGGTCGGACACAAAGAAAAAAATCGCGACAACGCCGAATCTTGCAACGAGACGTTTACCTCTCCTCGTCCGGATGCACCCAGACGTAAGGCGTGACTTTAGGTGAGCCGCTGGCCGACTTAAAACACCGCCAGCAGCGGTGGCTCCGATGCGTTCCAAGCCCAATGTATGGGCGATTTGCCAGCCGCCTCGGCCTTGGGCTTTGATACGCCGATGCCCGAACTCACCCGCCGCCAATCCTTGGAACGCCGCCAGCAGAAAATCACCCTCGGGGAAATGCGATCGTCAGGCGTTCGCGGCCTCCTGATCTATTGCGCCGACTACAAGTGCAGCCATTCGACAACAATCACCATCATCACCGGCGGCATTAAAAACCAAGGCCGTGGACGAATTGTCGCAGCGGCAAGTTGCCCAATTACGAATGGTTAACTTTTTGTCATCTTCCGATGGGGAGCAAAAACACGGGGAGTAAATGTTCAAATTGTGAGGGAGTAAAATGCTATGTTTACATTTCGCTCAGCCCTAATGGGCCTTTTAATCTCAACGGCCGCGGTTGCGTTCAGCGGCTCGAATGCGCGGGCGGATCTTGTTTTGTCGGGTAGCACGCCGGCTACGAGTTTTGTAGATCTCGGCGCGCAGGGCTTCGGTAACGCGCCTCGCCTGTTAACGCTCCAGACCAACACGTTTGAAAGCGGCGCTGTCAGCGGGACTGGCGCGCTCTCCGGCGACGCCGTAAGCGGTGCCAACAAGTCCGGCACGTCGACACTTAGCACGGTGGGCTGGACGAGTGGTGCCAATGTTGGGATAGGGTTCAACTCCGATCAGGAAGGCCCGACTGGTATTACCCTTCAGACCCTGACCTTGAGCTTATGGGATTCGACTGGTATGAGCCTGTTGGGTAGCTTCTCTCTGGCGGCCCCTATTACCTTCTCCGCCACTGATCTGGCACTGCAACAGGGAAACGGTAACGCAGTTTTTGACTTCGTACTAACCCCAGGTCAGCAGACCACATTCAATGGATTGATTGCTGCTCCTGGTAGTGGCAGCGACATTATCTCACTTTCTTCGTCGCTGGGATCGGGATGTGCGACTTGTGCTGTGGGGAGTCTTCCGTCAAATGACGGGCCAGATTCTTTTGTAGCCATATTAGGACCGACGGCTGCCGTTCCCGAGCCCTCAACCTGGGCGATGATGATATTGGGCTTTGCTGGAGTTGGTTTCTTGGCCTATCGCCGTAGGGGTCAAAACCGCTTTCGCCTCGTTTAATGTTCAAGTGCATCGAGGTTGCGCGAAAGAGCCCTCGCGCAACGCCGTTTCGAATTGACCATCGCGGCGGCGGCGGATGTAGCCCAGCGCGGTCAGGGACCCCGGAGCAATCCGGGGTCCTTTCGATTGGCTGTCTGAGGGTCTAATATTTCAACATTTATTCTTTGCGGACTTCGAGGGCATGGCGAGGCATTAGCGCGGGTCTTTTGCAAGTCGCTGCCTAAGGAGGCTGGCGATGAAGATATCGAAAAGACCGTTGGGCAACAAAAAACCCGCCGGCGTGAACCGGCGGGCGAGACTGTCAGGGGGAGCGGTGGCTTAATTCTTCTTCGCGGCGTATTTGTCATACTCCCGCTCAAAAAACCATTCTGCCGCTTCGCGCAACAAATCTTCATTCCCCCTAGCGGCGGCGATGAAAAGTTTTTGCAGTTCCTTCTCGCTGGCTTTCGGATTTTCCTCTCTCAACTGCGTGAACAGTTCATCTAGCCCCGATGTGCTTTTCTCTTTCGGCATTTGATCCCCTCCTATTTCCGAGACTACGCCAAGTTGGGACCGTCAATCCACCTTCTCGATTTTCCACCACTCGCCGTTCACCGGCGCCACGTTGCAAATGCTCGTATGGTTGTGGCGCTTGCGCGCGATCTCGACGCAAGCTGCACTTGGCTCGGCGGATACTTCGCGATCATCGGTCCCGCCCCAACGACCTTGGCCTTGTGCCATGCCTTCCGGCCAGCCTAGCGACGGTTCAGAGTCCGCGTGGCCGTCGCAGTGCTCGTTTTCTTCTTCGCAACTATCGCCGGCATCCTCTTCGCGGTCATCACTGCCGCCGCCGAGCTGGGACCAATGGCTCTGAGTGCTGTACACAGCGGCCGCACCGCTGCCCAAGCTGGGCTCGTCGTCGCAGTCGTCATGCTCAAGGTCCTCGATGCCGCCGCAGTTGCTGCACTGAGAAGGGCCCGGATTCGTCCATCCGAGTGACGGCTCAGCGTCGGCGGTTTCCTCAAGATCAGGATCAAGGTCGCTGGCGTCGAGAAAGTTGAGCAACCGATCTATCTCGTCGCGGGCCTCTTTGCGGAGGCCTCGAAGGCGCTGGAGCGTTGCTATGCGCTGGGCCTCCTGCATAGCCAGCTCGGGAGAAACCGACTCCAGCGGCTCGCCTGTGGGCGGTGGAACGTGCTTGGCCATCCGTCACGCCTCCACCGTTTTTTCGGTATAGAACGTGCTCGCCAGCAAGTTCGCAAAATCCTCTTGCTTGCCGAGCGCGAACGATAGAAGCCGCCAATTTTCTTTGGTGACCTTGACGTATTCGCTTTCAGGCGTGCCGGCGTGCTCCAAGGCGACAAGGCAGAGCGCCGCCATGTCCCTCACGTTGCAAACCGCGTTTTCTAGATCAATGCGGCGATCGATGTCACCGAGTTCGTCGGGTTTGGTTTCTGTGGCGGTCATCGGTCAGCCCTCCACCAACGCGAAGAGACGGCGGCCGGTCGTTTCCGTCATCCGCTCCGCGGCGCCGCCGTCCAAGGTGCGCGGGTGATCCGTTTCGACCAGCTCGCCTAAGCCGCCGTCGTCTTCAACGGTAGCGAAGGCAGAGCGCAAGAACGGATCAACAAATAAGGTGGAAAGTCTGATATTCTGTGAAATAGCTTGAGCCATTTACTAACCCTTTCTGGCTTGAGTCAGGCCCGCTCCGGTGTTCAAGCACCGTTGCGGGCCGCTTGCTTTTGCTAGTAAATGCTATATAGTTACCGTCACTAATCATGTCAACTAGCAATTTATAGCAATGATAGATAAGCAAGAAACTAAGTCCGTCTCAGTCGGGCTCCGCATCACGCCGTCCTTGAAGGCTGCGATTGATAAGGCCGCGCGCCGCGACCAACGAACCACTGCAGGCATGGTCGAAAAGATTTTGACGGACTATCTCGTTGAGCACGGCCATTTGAAAAAATGAGCTTGGCCGTTCAGAGGCCATCCGCCGGCAGCTCGGGCTGAAGGCGAAGGGAAAATGAACGAGCGGTTTCGGAATTAACTCAGAACGCGACTATTCAGCTTAATGAGCGAGTTTAGTTGTGGCGTTGTGCGGTCACGATATCGTTCGCTGATGGCGCCTGACCACGTTGACCACGTTTGGATCATCTCTGCGGTCGCCTTGGCTATCGTGGCGGCCGTCTGGCTTTGGTTCCTGTTTGCTTATGCCGACCTCGTTTTGAAGCATTGAACGTAAAAGCGATGCACCAGCAACCCATTCCAAGCCTGTGGCCGTCGATCGTGGTGTTCGCCTGCGTCGCCATCGTAGCGGCCGGTGCGCTGACTCTCCTTGGCTGGATTGCTCTGGCACTGATCGGCTATTAGTTTTCCCTCCCACGATAGGAACGCCCTTGCGTGCCCGCTCTGGTCGCGGGAGGATGCCCTGGGCTTTCGGGAGGGTTCTCGCAATGAACATTTTTCGCGCATCGTTAATCGCAGCCGCCGCTCTGACGATGGTTTCATGCGCCGCCTTCGCCCAGGTCAGGGTAATTACGCCTGACAGTGAGCATCTGTACGGCGCCGATCCCCGCGCGCCCCAGCAGCTTCCAGACGACGAAACTCTCCGGTTACAAAATGAACGGGCAGACCGTGCGAGAAACCAAAGGATAGAAAATGCTAGGCGCCAAGAGGAACTGGCCGCCGAGCAGGCCCGGCTAAACGCCGATGCCGCCCAAGCAGCCGCCAGAGCCTATGAGGAGCAACAGGTCGGATACATCGGTACGCTTCTTGGCATCCGGCACGGACGACATTTTATCTTGCGGCGACCTAGCACCACCCGCGCCGTTTCGGGCAGCCCGTCGCCCCGCATGCACACGGGTGCGCGAGGCCTTCGCTAATCAAAGATTTTGTACGGTCGCAGAAGTATTGTCATGGACACGGTGCTCTCGTTTCTAATCTCGGCAGGAATAATCGCCTTCGGCGTTTGGGTTGTCGCCGGGACGATCGCTGCAGGCTGGCCTTTGGCTTGGGCACTCATGGGACTGCTTGCCGTCATAGTCGGATTGCTCAGCCTTTATGGGTCGGTTCGGGACGCGAGTGCACCGTAGGAATCGCGGGCTGAGCGCTCGTTCCTTGAATCAAGCGGTTCGTAACTTGACCCATTTCCCGCTGCTCGGCATCAGTCGCAGCAAACGCTGCAGCTTCCATCAGCACCATGCATTTTGCCGTGCTTCTTTCGATCGCGGTAGGCTCGCATGCGCTCGGCGCCGGTCATAGGACGGTCTGCGCGGCTCATTGTAGACAGCCGCCATTTGCGGAACTAAGGTGCGTAACGCAAGACAGGGGGGACACTGCATGCGCCGCGATCGGCCTGGGACAAAACAGGATGGGGAAACAGGCCAGTACACTTTTTATTTTCAAATAACAAACGCCGGCGGCAGAAAAGGCTGCAGCGTTCGAGTGCAAGCGGCCAGTCATCAGGATGCAACATATCTCTTTCGCGAAAATTGGCCAAAGCTCGAACTGATGGCTCGCGCAGCCCTGACCCAAGTATCTGATGGCGAAGAAGTGAGTCTGATGCTGCCTTGAGTGGATAAAGATTTACTCGCCCTACAGCGGAGATTGGACGACGGCATTCTGTGATATCTCGAAGTTGGCGATCGAGTCAGATTGATCCCTCAAACTCTCGCATGGAAAGCCGAGATGGCATTGCAAGGTCAAATAGGCGAGGTTATCGAGTGCCGCGACGATGGCAGGGTTACGATCCGCTTTGCCAATGGCAGGCTTCTTATGGGCCGAGACGTCGAGCCCCTTGAGCGCGTTCTGGATCAGGGGCTGCAGGCGAAAAAGTGAGCCAAGGGCCACCGGAAGAGCGCGTCATATATCGCGAACGCTTCCAGGCTCGGCATTTCGATTTTCGCGGCAAAATGGCGTTAACCCGCTTTGACGGTTGCGAGTTCGTGAAATGCACACTGCTCATTGACCAAGGCACAGAGCAATTAGCGTTTACCGAGTGCGTGTTCAAAGACTGCAACATCGATAGGCTGGAGGGAAATGGGGAACGCGGGCTGTACGTGAGGGATAATTTCTTCGATCGTCCGCTAGAGGAAAGGCGAGCGGAGTTGGAAAATAGGCTCGCTCAAGCACTGGCCGCACGGAAGGCGAAGGGGAAGTGACGGCGACGATTTCCCCCATGTTGGGAAAGTCTCGCTTGCGTTCGCCTCGGGGTTGCGAAACACTTCCTCGACTAGGCGGCGCAAATGCGACTAGCGGGAATTATCATCAGCCTTGCAATCGTGGCCAGCGAAGCGCGTGATCGCGGTCAGTTCGCGAAATCAACTCCGGAAATGAAGGCGTGGTTCGACAGCTTGAAGAGCGGCAAGGGTTTTCTGTGTTGCTCCGACGCGGATGGAACCGCCGTTAGCGACGTCGATTGGGAATCAAAGGACGGCCATTACCGCGTCCGTCTTGGCGGCCAATGGATCGATGTTCCAGATGATGCCTTAGTCACGGTGCCGAATCGCGCAGGCCGAACGATGGTCTGGCCTATGCCTATGATTGAAGGTGATACCATCAAGATCAGATGCTTTATGCCAGGCAGTATGATCTAAAACCGAACAGCCTAAAATTCACAAGCACGAGCCGACACCGCGGGAATGATTGCCAAGCCCGCACGGGCGGCTTTCGCGGTGGCTTTCGGAGGGCCGACGATGTTCGCGCGCATCGGCATCATGCGGGCATTGAACCGTCGCGTCGTCCGGGAGTTTAATCCCGATCGCAAAGACCCGCATTGGGGAAAGCGGAAACTGAAGCGAGATATGTGATGGACATTTACGACGGCGCGGACTGGACCGAGATGGATATCGACGATCTCAAGGCCGCGATTGAAGTTGGGCCTCGATCACGGAAGCGGCGGAATTTCTGTGCCGCGCCGATAGCGTCGACGACGTCGCCCGCAAATGCGAAGAGCTGGGGCTAAGGCCAAAGGAGAAATCATGAAAGACTACGATCCAGACGGCGGCGCCCAAACCGACGCCGATCATTTTCGGCAATTGTCCGATCTGCGGCGAGCTCGTCGACATGCGCGCGACCTGGCCTAGGCTGAACCGCCTGTGACCGAAAATGAGAGCGGTCGATCTTTATATAATTCAGTCGTCAGGCAGCGATTAGGCGATGCGCTTCGTTATTGTGAAGGTGCAATAGATGCCCTGATGAAATTGACGCGAGCGCGAACGGCCTGACATGCCGACCCTCCGTGTCGTTCCCGAATTAACCCGCAGCGTCGACATCAAGCTTAATGAGCGACCACTGTTGCTGAGTGCCGTCGGAGATCTATCATCAGTGCAAGTCGCGCGCTTAAGCCCCCAAGGCCGTTCCCCACTCGCGCGATTAGGGGTCGCCGCTTTTCGAGGAGGGAGGGGCGGCCCCGCCCACATGCGACAGAACCGGCGCCGCGCCGGCAGTTGCGGGATGAGCCGTCCGGTGATCGCCCGGGCGGCTTATTCTATGCGGCGATCCCCTTGCCGCGTTCAGTTCCGGAATTAACCCGCATAACCGCTATTCAGCTTAACAAGCGACTTTCGTTGCGACGTCGCGACGACCGGTTAGGTTGATTTGACCGGACATTGCCCCAAGTCCGGACCCACCGTGGCAAAGCCGTCAGGCGATCATATTCCGCTTGGCGGCTTTGTTTTTCGGTTCGACCATTGAACCTTTCGGCCGGCGCCGGGACCTATGTTTTGGCGACTCTCCGCAACCAAGCGTCCGACTGTGAGCTCTCAGATAATCAAAGCTTCGATTTCCCTTGTGGCAGTCGCTACGTCGGCAGGATCGCTTTTTTTGCTCAGTTGGGTTGGACTGGCGCTTCTCGGATTTTAGCTCGCACTAGCTTCCGTCGCTCAGCCGTCAGCGCGACACCGGCTCCGATCAGAACCAGCGTGAGCGTTGCGCTCAAGCTTCACGGCGCGATGCAGTTGATGCAGGTGCCGATGATTGTCGGTGCTTCGAGCATGGTGCGACCTTCCTTCTGCCTCCTCCTAGATGGTCCACAAACCGCAGGAGTCAATCCACTAACTTTCGTCGGGAGCGATTGAACCGAGGCGGTCTTTTGTCGCGGAAACGAACGGCGGCTTTCAATGAGTGTGGCGGATCCGAAAGTTTTCGATCCTGTTCCCCGAACTCAATTGTGCGGTCAGCCAGCGCGGTTGCTTACCGCGGCCGGCCCAAGTCTCGAATGGTCGCGCCGGATTTTGGAATTTCGGAAAAACCTTCGGATAAGGTCGACGGGTGTGGTTAACGTGAGCGCCATTAGTTTTAGATCCGAGTCCCTGGTTAAGCTGGCAAAGGCGCGTGTCGAGTTGCGCCTTTTCGGCGGTTATCTTTCCAACAAGAGTCGCGGTGATTTTTTCATGAAGCATCCACAGCTGATCAGCGGACATCGATTCAAAGTTACATCGTTTCATAGTGGCCTCGTTTTAAAAATTTCTCGGTCGGGGTGCTGAACCCTCAATCATTCTGAACAGCGTTAGTTCGACTTGAAAGCGCATTTGTTTCGCATCCAAAATGTTGCATTGCAGAAGAGTGTTGAAATCATTGAATTTGAACATGCAAAAACGGGCAGCAGGTGGTCATACATGGGCGATGCTGCTGATCGGGTTCGCGGGGATCGGAGCGCTGGCCTATCGTCGCAAGCGCAACCTCGTTATGGCTTGAACGACGCCGTGACCATTGTTTGGTTGAAATTCCCACCGATAGTGGCGATCGGACTTCCATTCGTTTGCCTGATTTATGTCGTGATGAATCGCGCTACGGGTTCTTTGTGCCGACAAAGCGCGGTATTAAACCCGCTCAATAGTTGGAAGCTTCTCGGAGATGCTGAACGGTGGGAACATCTCGCCGAAACTGAAATCGCTCTCCACTTCAAAGAATGCAACACCACTAGTTCAAGTGGCCTAGCGAGGTCTGGCACAACTCCAGACGCGAGTGACACGCGATGGAAGACGATTGTCGCCGCGTGAGTACTCTCATGCGAACGGCTTGGCGGCTTCTATCGCGCTGAAGACACAGGCTGTTGAGTGGGGCGTGGGATCGCCCGAAGGATTCTACTGAGCGGCGCGGGCTTTTGCCATGGTGGTCGCGTAATATTCTTCTCGTTCCCGCTGAAAACGCTGTTGGTTCGCCTTGAATATCGCTATCCGTTTCTGGATGTCAGCGCGTTCCATATCAAGCCGTTCTTTCGAGGTGAGTTGTTTCACAAGGGGCTGTTGGGACGAAAGTGGTGCGGCTTCAGCGGCCTTGGCTTCATGAACCGCGGCGTTCTCAATTAATGATGGCGTTTGACAAACCGTTCGTTCCACCTGAACCGGTGGCTGTGTTGGCAGCAGGTCTTTGGAGGTTTGTTTGGCAACGGGCTGTTCCACAGAAACCGTTCGTTCCTCTTGAATCGGAGGTTCCGAAGGCAGTACGTCTTTCAAGGCTTGTTTGACAACGGGCTGCTGGATAGGAGATGGCCCCTCAGGTTCTTGGGTTTCGGCGAGGGCGACGATCTCGACGATCGACAGTGCGTGATCTGGTCGTTGATCTTGCAGCGACGGTGCCGACGGCAGCACGTCCTTTGGGGGTTGTTTGTTAACAGGCTGCTGCAACGAAGGCGATGGTGCTTCGGCCACTGTTGATTCAGAGACAGCCACGGCGACCATCGACAGCGTCTGTCCAATCAGAGAAGCCGTTCCTTGAACCGGTGGTTTTGTGGACAGCACGTCTTTTGAGGTCTGCTTGGCAACGGGCTGCTGAAACGGAACAGGCTTGGGTTCAGCAGCGACGACATTCTTGACTATCGACAGCGCTTGAGCAATCAGAGAAGCCGTTCGTTCCTCTTGAACCGGTGGCTCTGTGGGCACTACGTCTTTGGAAGTTTGTTTTGCAATGGGCCGGTGCAACGAAGGCGGTGGTGCTTCGGTTACCGTGGGTTCAGAGACAGCGACGGCCACCATCGACATCGTCTGATTAATCGGAGAAGCCGTTCGTTCCTCTTGAACCGGTGGTGCTGTGGGTGGCACGTCTTTTGAGGTTTGTTTGGCGACGAGCTGCTGCAACGACTGCTCAACCATCGACAGCGTCTGATCAATCAGAGGAGGCGGTTCTTCCTCTTGAACCGATGGTTCTGTCGGCACGATGTCTTTTGAGACTTGTTTAGTATCAGGCCGCTGCAACGAAGGCGATGGTGCTTCGGACACAGCGATGTTCGCGACCATCGGCAGCATTTGGAGAGAAGCTGCTCGTTCCTCTTGAACCAAAGTTTCTGACGGCAGGACAGCTTTCGGCTCTGCGGGGCAAAATTGCACCACCGGTAAGACCGTTTTCGTTTCAGCCATGGCGTTGCGGAGTAGCGATAGAGCCTGATCTATCAACCGGTCTTGATCATTTGTTCGCGTCACCATCACCACACCTATCAACCGATTACGGTCCTGACGGCAATCCTCACGAAGGCCGATGGATTATCTTAGCGACCTTGCTGAGTGGAACCTAGCGTCGGTATGAGGGAACAATCGAGGGCGAGGCTTCATCCAGTTCGGGTAGGCGGTCGATCTGACTTCTGAGAGAGCTGGGAATTTCCGATTGTTCCTTTGCCAGAACGATGCGCAGTCTATCTGCAATTTCGGCAGATATTGCCCGGCTATGAATCCTGTCGATTCGCACGATACGATTCTGCATGTTTGAGATCCATCATATCTGCTGTCCCAAACACCAAGCCCTCACCGAGCCAATGGTTCAACTGACTTGCCTGGTGTTTGCGCTTATCCGAACGGGAACAACCTTACGCTTTGGCAATTGGTATAGAGGTAAGGATGGAATCCCCGGTCGCGTCAGTTCAATAATTCATGAGAGAATAATATCTAACCGATGAAAAACTTTTCAAACGCATCATTTCCACCAGAGACGACATTATGAAAGTTGCGATGGACGCGGCGGTAGCACGTCGCCCGAGCCGGTAATTCCGCGCATGTGCAGTCGATTGCAGAGTCGCCCAGCTTGCCGTTTGACAAGAACCTGAGGTCAAAAAATGATCAGCGTTCTACAGTGAACCCGCCTGCAATCTTGTAGGACTTGCATTCGATACGTGCCCACTTGACTGCTTGGTTATAGTCGCGACACCTGAGCGACAATTCTTGGCCGCGGACGGCGACGACAACATCGCACTCCGGGACATCGCTGTAACATCGTACCCGCACTTCGGCAGTATGTTCGGCAATCATTGAAATCATGAGGGCCTCCCAATCACGAGTGAGACCCGCTAGCTTGCGCCTTTGTCCAATTAGCGGACAGAGTAACGAGACACAGCTCCGTGAAAATTGCGTCTTATCCCCAACGCAAATTCGACGGAACCGCCACACAGGGAAGACATAGTGGATTGAATTTTTTAGGTAAGCGGGGTGAAGTCGGTTGAACGTGGCAGCTGCATCAGGTTGGCGTAAAACTTCCTCACGCCTGCCTCGACGCTGGGGCCGTTTCTTTGGGTACGGTCCCGCGCAAGCTGGCCATCAAGTAGCAGGAACGTCCGCCGAAAGCCTTGCGTTGATACATGGGTCGCCCCCGAAGCGGCCTGCACGGTCCCCGTCCTCCCCAAGCCCCACTACCAAGGTCCCCACGGAAATCCTGGAGATGGGCGGCAGGCCGCTCTGCCTTGCGAACAGATGCTCGTGCAATGCACGGTTACCGATTACCCCATCTGATTGAACTCACTTTGCTTACCCGACAGAGTTAAGCGGTCACAAATATAAGTTGTGGGATCTGAACCAACGGTGTTGTTCATAACTGCGGAAACGAGGCCGCTGATCTACACCCAGAACGCCTGCGAGCGGCCTCCAATCGTGCCGCCAACGATGGCGCCGGCAGGACCTGCAGCGCGCTCACCTTCGCGGGCACCGCGTTCGACGCCTCCGGGCACGCCCTGAGCTGATGCGGAAAGTGGGGCGATTATAACTGCGGCTAGAAACGCCGTACCGAGAACTTTACGGATCATGTAGACCTCCTGTTTGATTGAAGAGGTAATACAATCGGAGCGCAACTGGTGCCCAGGGCAAACGGGACCAGCCTATTTCAGACCCAGCCCAGTTCACGCCCGGCGGCTCTTTCTTTCGGTTATTTGGCCGGCTGGGAATTACAAACCCCACCACCACCAGCCCGAGTGCCAGCCGGGTCTTCCATAGTTTCCAGCTCCGACATAGGGACCATAGAAGGCATCGTCACCATAAACCCAACGGGCAACCTTGGGTCGGCCACGGGGGCGATAACAAAACCCGTCCGCTTCGCACACAATCTTGACATTTTCCGCAAGCGAAACCCCGGGGACCGAATTTGTTTTGTTAAAGAGCGGCATTGCCGAAGCGCTCGTAACCAAGAATGCCGCTGCAACCGAAATTAAAACGGTCCTCATGGTGTTTCTCTCCTTTTTTGTTCCTCAACTCGCTCGTAGAAGGGCATGCGTTGCGAGATAAACGGATGCGCCAAGGATAGCAGGCAGAGCAAATGCGAATGAGATCGCCACCGAAACATAGAGGTCGTCCCAGCGCTGAGTTCGCTCTGAGGTTTGGAAATGGACTGCTAAGGGCATCAGGGCTTGCAGTGCCTCATATACAGTCGGATTGCCAGAGGTAGTCCGGCGACTGAAATTGTCGATAACGACGCGATCATTCAATACGATCGATGGCGTCCATGATCTTCGCATTTCCACGCACTCCAAACCCTCTCAAATACGGGGGCCAAAGTTAACAGGAGCTTCCCGCAAGTTGTTCCCACAGGATGTGTGAGCTGCACCCGGTTCCGAAGACACCGAGTTAGGTGTTTTATGGAACAGGAGGTGCGTCATGGAGAGAAGGCAGTTTACGCGGGAGTTCAAGCTTGAGGCAGTCCGGCTAATCAAGCAGCGCGGCGTTTCGTATGCACAGGCGTCAAAAGACCTTGGGGTTCATCCGACACAGCTGCGCAATTGGGTGAAGCAGCTTGCGGATGATCCGCAGCATGCGTTTCCCGGCCACGGTCAAATGAAGCCGGAGCAATTGGAGATCGCGCAGCTCAAGCGCGAAGTCGCCAAGCTGAGGGCCGAACGGGACATCCTAAAAAAAGCCGCGGCCTACTTCGCGAAGGAATCGACGTGAAGTTCGGTTTTGTTGCGAAGCACCGGGGGATCTGGCCGGCGGAATGGTTGTGCGGGGCGCTCGGTGTCTCGCGGGGTGGGTTTTATGCATGGCTGACACGACCGCGCAGTCAGCGCAGCCGGAGCGATGAGGATGTCGGTGCGAAGGTTCGTGCCAGCTTCCTGGCGAGCGACCGAACCTATGGCGCCAGGCGGGTGTGGCACGATCTGCTCGCCGTGGGAGTATCGTGCGGGCTGCACCGGATTGAGCGATTGATGCGGCTACAGGCTCTCAGAGCCCGTCCGCGACGGCGGCGCCTGCCGCCTGATCTGGGTGAGCGGCAGGCGACCGCCGTCGCTGCCAATGTGCTGGACCGCAGCTTCGACGCAGCCGCCCCCAACCGCAAATGGATTGCCGACTTCACCTATGTCTGGACCGCGGAGGGCTGGCTCTATGTGGCCGCCGTCGTCGATCTGTTCTCGCGCCGGGTGGTCGGCTGGTCGATGAACGCAGCGATGACGGCGCAGCTCGTCACCGATGCCCTGGTGATGGCGATCTGGCGACGCGGCAAACCGGATGCGCTGCTGCATCATTCCGATCGTGGCAGCCAATACACCAGCGAGCAGTTCCAGCGGTTGATGGCCGATCACGGCGTCGTCTGTTCGATGAGCCGGTCCGGCAACGTCTGGGACAACGCGGCGATGGAGAGCTTCTTCTCGTCGTTGAAGATCGAACGGACAACGCGCAAGGTGTACCGATCACGCGACGAGGCGAAGGCCGACGTGTTCGACTACATCGAGCGCTTCTATAATCCGAAACGCCGGCACTCGACGATCGGATATTTAAGTCCTATGGAGTTCGAAAGGCAGGCTGGATTAGCTTAAGCGGGTGTCAACCGAACCGGGTGCAGCTCAGTGCTCCAATGTTTTTTCTTAGCTTGACCGGCGAATGGTCCGTAAGTGACTCAAAAAAGAAACAGCGGTGCAATCGACCGAGATCATCGTCCACCCAAGGTTTTCCTGACCTCTCGTCTGGTCCATGGTGCTCATCGCCGTACCTCCGACGGCAATAATCGGCCCGTCGAAGGTTTGTTCCTATATGTACGGTGGGCTGACTCCTTTGGCTTTTGCCACGATTTGTATTTCAAGGGCGAGCAGTACTTTCAAAACCGTATCGAATCCGGGATTAATTTCTCCTCTAAAGGCTCTGTGTAGACTATCGCGACGCAACCCAACCTTCCGCGAAAATTTGGTCATACCTTGTGCCCGCACCATATTGCCGATCGCGATGTTTACGAGAACCGCATCTTCCGTCGCGAGCGCGTCGTTTAGGTACTTGGCAATCATCTTCGGGTTGTCTCGATATTTAGCAGCGTTGAAAGCGCGGGCTTTAGACATCGAACCCCATATCATCATTGAATCCGCGTTGTGAACCAGGAACCCGGTGCTGGAAAGGAATGCATCGAGCGAATTCGAACGGAGGCGGATCGTCTAAAACGGAAATTCGATTTGCACCTGCAGCGTCAAACAAAAAGACCGCCCGGTCCACCCGCTCAAGCCGTTTCCGGAATTCGAAGATCATCCATGCTTTTGCCGCCGTCGAGCATCTCGCTCACCCAGCGCGGTAGCTTACCGCGCCCGGACCATGTTTGGTGAGGTGGTTCTGGATTCCGAAACTTTGGACAGACCTTTGGATAGGGTCGACGCTCGGAGGTCTTGTAGGGGGCTTGGACAAGCTCATCGATCCGCTTTTCAAGTTGCAGTTTTTCGGCCTTCATCCTTGTCGATAGGATCGAGGCGATCGTTTCGTGAAGGGCCCAAAGTTCATCTATTGTCATCGATTGAAAATCGATATCTTTCATCGCTGCCTCCTAGGGGCGCGACTCGCAAAAATTATTCGACAATATTAATTCGATTAGATCACAAAAAAAGGCCGTCTTGGAAGACGGCCTTTCTTTCAACGGCTTAAATCAAGTTAAATGAGACGAAAGGTGTGGCCCGGACTGTTGCGGCGATAAGCCAAAAAACCGACGCTAGCAAAGCCCAATAACATCATCGCCCAGGTCGAGACTTCAGGAACGGCTGTCATGACGGAGCCGGGCAGGAAGGTATCGGGACCAGTGCCAAAGCTAAAGATGATGCCGCTGACCGTGGTGTTGGCCGTGATACCGAGTGCCGAAAGGGCGAAGCTGCCAGTGCCGTCGATGGACGGATTATGCTCAAAGATAGAGGAATTGGCGTTGGTGTAAGGACCGGTGCCAATGATCAGATCGATTGGC